GATGAAAGTGAAGGGCTCTATGATGTAGCTGTTAACTGGGGACTTAAGGAAGCACAAACCCTCGCCAAGTTACATATTGCCGACATCCCTTCGACTATGGACAGAGACTACACCTGGACGGGTAAGCTCACTCCTTTTGCGCACCAAAAAGAAACGTCTGCTTTCTTTACTCTTCACCCCAAAGCTTTTTGTTTCAACGAACAGGGCACAGGTAAAACAGCCAGTGTCATATGGGCGGCTGACTACTTGATGAAACGCGGAGACATTAAGCGCGTTCTTATTCTATGTCCTTTGTCTATTATGAAATCAGCATGGCAACAAGACTTGTTTAAATTTGCAATGCACCGTACTTGTTCAATCGCTTATGGAGATGCCAAGGCACGTACTAAAATCATTAATGCAGGTGCAGAATTTGTAATCATTAACTATGACGGAGTGGGTGTTGTAAAAGATGTACTCATGGATGCAGGCTTCGACATGGTGGTTGTTGATGAAGCCAGTGCCTATAAAAATGCACAGACTGCCCGTTGGAAAATCCTCAAAAAAGTAACTGAAAAAATTTCCTGGGTATGGATGCTTACGGGTACGCCAGCAGCCCAATCTCCTGTAGATGCTTATGGCATGGCTAAACTAATTAACCCCGAAGGCACCCCNAAATATTTCGGACAGTTTCGTGATCAGGTGATGCTCAAGGTATCCAAATTCCGATGGGTGCCCAAGCCCAATGCAACCCAAACGGTGCATAAAGTTTTGCAACCTGCTATCCGGTTTGAGAGAGATCAGTGCCTGGACTTGCCCCCTGTCACTACTGTCCACCGTGAAGCTCCGCTTACCCCTCAACAACGTAAGTATTACAAAACGCTTAAAAAACAAATGATGCTGACCGCTGCCGGTGAATCGGTAACAGCAGTCAATGCTGCCACCAGTTTAAATAAGCTGCTCCAAATTTCAGGGGGTGCAGTCTATACCGACAACAGGGAAGTCATTGAGTTTGATGTGCATAACCGGCTCAATGTTGTTTTAGAAGTCATAGAGGAATCTTCCCATAAGGTTCTTATTTTTGTACCCTTTACCCATACCATTGAATTGCTTGATGAATTCCTGAAGAAAAACAACATCAGTTGTGACATCATTAATGGGAAAGTTCCACCTAACCGGCGCAGTGATATAGTTAAAAAATTTCAGGAAGAAAAAGAGCCCTACGTTTTACTTATCCAACCCCAAGCCGCAGCACATGGCCTGACATTAACCGCTGCCAACACCGTGGTTTGGTACGCTCCTGTTACCAGCGTAGAGGTATATCTTCAAGCCAACGCCCGGATCAACCGACCAGGGCAATATAATCCCATGACTGTGGTGCATATTCAGGGCAGTGAAGTGGAAAATAAGCTGTACTCCATGCTCCAAAACAACATCCTAAACCACTCCAAAATCATTGATCTCTATCGCCAAGAAATAAGTTCTTGACATTGTAAAAACCAAGGAATATCATCTCTATTCCTTTTTCTTTACTGAGAGAGTGCGATGGAAAAGATACCTGATAACATGGGTAAAGCAGTGAACGCGTATGTCAATCTGCGTACCCACATCCAAGAACTAGAACAAAAGCATAAGGAAGCCCTGGAAGGCTTGCGTGATCAGCTTGAAGTTGTTCATGACGACCTTCTGGAATTCTGCAACCAAGAAAATATTGACTCAATCCGTACCCCCTTCGGNACACTTAGTCGCCGTGTTACTTCCTCTTTTTGGGTCAGCGATTGGGAGGAAGTGTATAAGGTTATTGCCGAGCATAATGCTCCCTTCCTGTTGAAAAAAAGCATTAACAATAGCAACATGGCCGCCTTCCTCAAGGACAATCCTGATATTGTAGTAGAGGGAATGCAATCCAGAAGCAAGTACCGGATTCAGATACGGAAACCTACTAAGAAATGAATGCCATACGCACTAAGATCGCACAGGATGGTGAACGTAGTTTTTGCCTCGGCAAGCCCAGAGAGAACGTTAAGGAGGGACGTAGTTATTACGTTTGGGGCGATGACCAATGTGTGACCTCCCTGGATTTTGTAGTGTTGGGAGCAGCCCCTGTAGCGCGTACCTATTGGGGTGGTGGCTATAGACACAAGGGAGCACATAGACCAAAGTGTGGGTCACTTGATACTGTACGTCCCCATCCCGCTTCCTTCGTCAAACAGGCAACACGTTGTATTGATTGCCCTCAAAACATTCAGGGATCAGGGGTGGGGAACACCAAGGCATGTAAATTTTCACAAGCACTTGCAGTTTCTCTCCCTCCCTTCGATGAACCCTTTCATTTCAAAGTCTATGGAGTGTCCCTGTTTATAAAAAGCGGAGAAGGGGAATTCAATTTGCGGGATTACACCAAATACTTGAACGAGAACGGGGAACGCAGTGATTCAATTTTAACCCATGCTTTCTTTACGCAACGTTCAGGAAAAGGNACAAGTGGTTTTCAAACCTGTACGACCTTTAACTGAAGATGAAAGAGAAGCAGTAGACAAACTCCAAACCCATGAAACCACGGAACATATAATTGCAAGTAAGACACATGCAGATTCTGTAGGTTCCCGATTCGGGGTGGAAGATGGATTTATTTTTAACTTAACTTAAGCCGGAGAATGCTATGCCAGAGAGTAATATCGACGAGACCTTTTACATAATTAAAAATGTGAAAGCTTCATATCCAAGAATTAATCAAACATACAAATTTGATCCGTCAGCGGGCAAAAAAGGCAAGAGCGTACCCTGTGACCCGCTTGCTGACAATGCGCGTTACGAAACCGATTTTATANTGGACAAAGATCAGGCAAAAGAACTCTACGGAGTTATGAATAAAGCCTATCTAACTGCTCCTAAACGGGACAAGAGTTGGGATAAGAAACTGGAAATGCCTTTCAAGGCTGAAGAAGATGAGGATGGTAAACACACAGGGAACTTTATTGGGAAGGCTGTTATAAAAGGAGCCTATAACAATGAGCCAGTAGCAAAGCCACCTGAATACGACAGTAAAAGAAATGTGCTCCCCGAAGATTTTTTACTTACTACAGGAAGCACGGTTAATATTTTCGTTAAGCTTTGGCCCTACAGCATGACCACCACAGGGGTATCCTTACGCCTCTTAGCAGTCCAAGTCCTTCACTATATCCCTTATATAGCCCCCTCTCCCTTTGGAGAAGAAGAAGGTTTTTCATATCAGCCTGTCACGGCAGACGAACCAACCGGAGTAGATATATTTGATATTGATATCAAGCCTTCTGGTGTTGAAAAAACTCCTGAAGAAACCCCCGAAGATGACCCTTTTGAGGAACCCGTTAAAAGGGCTTCAAAGCAAGCCACCGCTGACACTCCTTCGAGTAAGGCTAAACTCGCAAGTGTTATTGATGCGTGGGCTGACGATAAAGGCAAATAATGAGCTACGGTTACACCACTAGGTTAGTTCAAACTAATAAGGATGCAGATCGTAAGCTCTTGGGTGTGCGATTGGGACGAACGTGTATTAAGCGGAACGTTCCTGTCGTGCACTTGTCTCATACATTGGGGGTATCCAGGCAAACCATTTACAACTGGTTTTCTGGTACGAGTACTCCGCAAGCCCAGTATGTGCCTCAAATACAAGAACTTTTGCACAGTCTAAGTCCTTAAAAAGCAAATGCTGTTTTATTTACCGAGGGTTCTTGGGGGGTTATTCTCCCTGTCAATAATAAGATGGATGACTTTGATCTTCTAACTACCGTACAACCAGAGCAAGGTTGGTTTGCAGTTCTGGGTATAAAAAACAAAACAGATGTTAAACAACGTCTGGTGGCTACTAGAGAAGAACTAGACACTCTTGCCCTTCACTTTGTTAAAGAAAAACGTAATGTATTTTTTGGGTTAGCCAAGTACATTACCGGAGACAACCGCACACAACTCAACGTACACGGATTAAAAGCTTTTTGGCTCGACATCGATTGCGGCCCTGCTAAAACTGCCATCAATGAAAAAACAGGTAAACCCTTTGGGTACATAAACCAAGCTACAGGGAGTGAAGCACTTAAAAGCTTTTGTATTCTCGTTGGCTTACCCAAACCCACCATCGTTAACTCAGGGCGTGGACTTCACGTTTACTGGGCTTTAACTGAAGAAATATCTTCTGATCAATGGCAACCCGTTGCTAACCGCTTACGCCAACTTTGCGTTACTCACGACCTCTACGTGGATGGCAGTGTGTTTGAAACAGCACGGGTGCTAAGAGTCCCTGGTACATATAACTTTAAAGACGATCCCCCTACTAAAGTAGAAGTAATGTCTAACGCTTCTTCCGTTGAGTACACTACTCTTTACTCTATTTTAGGGGTAACAGAAAACCAAACCCCTACATCACGACATCAACTGACTGAGATTAACAAATCTTTCTTTAACAACACCATCTCCAAGTTCAATAAGATTATGATACGCAGTGCCGAAGGAGATGGATGCGCCCAACTTCTTGATTGCTATGAACAACGGGCCACACTAGAGGAACCTCGCTGGTTCAACGCCCTGTCTATTGCTAAATTTTGTGTAGACAAAGAAGACGCTATCCATAAATTATCGCAAGACCATGCTGAATATGACTACTACGATACCGAACTTAAAATCCAACACATTGTTGGCCCCCATACGTGCAACCAATTTGATATCGTAAATCCTGGGGGATGCGAAGGATGCCCACACCAGAACACCATTACAAGTCCTATTCAACTAGGACGAGAAATAGCACACGCTACACAAGACGATAATGTAATAACTTTCCCTACGCTTGAAGGGAAAAAAACTACCCATGTAATTCCTCCATACCCTGCTCCTTTTTTTCGAGGTAAAAATGGGGGCATTTACTATATGCCTCCCGAAGAAGAAGCGGAAACCATTCGTGTTTACGAACATGACCTGTATGTACTCAAGCGTATGCGTGATCCTATTTTGCGTGATGTAATCGTGATGAAGTTACATATGCCACGCGATGGCGTTAAAGAATTTGTAGTAAGCAATGCACAGATTATGGACAAAAACGAATTGCGTAAAAAACTTGCTAGTGAAGGAGTAATATGCGGGCTTAAAAAATTTAACTTATTACTAGAATACATCCACATAGTAATAAAAGAACTACAGTATGAAAGGAGTGCAGAAAAAATGCGATCTCAATTTGGGTGGGTGGATAACAATAGCAAATTTATTATTGGGGACAGGGAAATTTCACGCGATGGTGTTTACCACAGCCCTCCTTCTTCTATTACCACAGCAATGGCTGACCACATGCGGCCCAAAGGTACACTGGAAAAATGGAAAGAAGTCTTTGCTCTTTATGGTAAACCTGGACTTGAACCTCACGCCTTTGCAGCCTTGACTGCGTTTGGTTCGCCCCTTTTAAAATTCCTCGGACAAAATGGGGCAATCATTAATTTAATTCATCCCAGTTCAGGTACAGGTAAAACCACAGTGCTCCATATGTGCAACAGCGTAATGGGTAATCCTGAAGGGCTGTGTGCTAACTGGAGTGATACCTTAAATGCCAAACTTATGCGGCTTGGAATTTATAACAATATTGCTTTCCCTGTTGATGAAATGACAAATACCGAAGCAAAAGATTTTTCAACGCTTGCTTATAGCATGTCCCAAGGAAGAGGAAAAGATAGACTCAAATCCCAAGGCAATGANTTACGTACTAATCTTACCTCCTGGCAATCCATTTCTTTATGCAGTTCCAATGCTTCCTTTTATGAAAAAATGGGAGCTGCAAAAGATAGTCCAGATGGAGAACTTATGAGGCTTCTGGAATATAAAATAGACTACACTCCTATCATCTCTCCTGAAGTTGCTAAAGCCATGTTCGATCACCAGCTTAGAGAAAACTACGGTCACGCAGGGCCTATTTATGCAGAGTGGTTGGTGAACAATTTAGAAGAGGCACAGGAAGGTGCTCTGGACGTTCAGCGTAAAATAGATACAGAGCTTAAGCTTACTCAAAGAGAACGTTTTTGGTCAGCAGTTTTAGCTGCCAACATTACCGGAGGGTTGATTGCTGACAGACTAGACCTGTTGGATTGGGATTTAAAACGGATTTATAAATGGGCAACTAACATGATTACTGAATTGCGTGGAGATGTCACACCTCCCACTACTAACGCTGCTTCAGTAATAGGAGATTATGTAAACCGGCATACACAAAATATTTTAGTGGTGAATGATAATGTAGACGGACGTTCTCAATTACCCGCACTTCCTCTATTGGAACCTAAAGGAGAACTCCTTATCCGCTATGAGCCGGACACTAAGAAAATGTTTTTAACGGCTAAGGCTTTTAAAAATGACTGTGTAAAATATCAAGTAAATTATAAAGATACTCTTCAACGACTTGCTGCCAAAGGATATTTCTTAGGCACCCTCAACAAACGTTTATCCAAAGGGATGAAAATAATTTCCCCTGGTGTGCATACTTTAATGTTTGATTGTTCAGGCCCTGAGTTTTCAATGGATACCGTCGTCCAATCTGAGATTGCTAATGAGAGTGGAGAAAGTTAGTTACAATATAAACTGGAGAGCCTTCAAGCGTAGTACTTCCTTTTTTATTCCCTGCTTAGATTGTCGCAAAGCCAAGAAAACTATTTTAACCACGACCACCCGATTGAAATATAAAGTTATAACTAAAGTGGTTATTGAAGAAGGGGTAAGAGGTTTACGAGTGTGGCGCGTTTAGTTATTACCTGTCTCAAATAATCCCGCAAATGGATTGTCTTCCATTTTTTCTTTCCAAACCTCT